GGGTTGTGGCGCTTGCCCGATAGGTCATCCCCACCAGTAGTCGAGTTGAATCCGCTGGGTGTGAGGGTTCCCAACTTGTTGATCCAGTGCCGTTCCCTCAAGTTGAGTTCCTCAAGGGTGGGGGCACCATCTACCACTTCCACCGTGAACATCTCCGACCCGTACAGTCTGATGGAGTTGTAGAAGTGCGTCCGACCTTTGCGGGACCTCTTTTGGTGTTCCCTCCACCGCACGGCCACCCCTCGCGCAGTCATCCCCACGTACTGTTTCCCGTTGATAGTGCAAGTGATGACGTAGACCTCCCCGTAGGTCTTGGGCTCCGTGGAGGTCACTTCGTTGCCTCCGTCTGTGAGTTTTTCAGCATCGCGGCGACCACGAGGTCTCGGATGATCGCAGAGGTTGTGGAGCGTCGTCGGGCGGCTTCCTCACGAACCCAAGCCGAGACATCATCCGGGAGGTAGACCTTGGTGTGTTTGGTTTCCATGCCAGACAGTACCTATCCAGTACCGGGGCGGTATCGGCAAACTACCGGGGTACCCTCCAGCCCTAGACCGCCTATCTCACCCCTCGGGGTAAGGTCCATCAATGTCCATCCAAAATAGGCCGTATGCTGGCACTTGGGTAGCAAACCGCAGAAATGTGGTGCAATGGACCCCCGATTTTCAGGTCTACGTGAATGGGGATACTGGATTGCCCGGGTGTCCCACATGTAGGCATGTGATCGACCTGAACGAGTTCATCAACAGCATCTCGGTGGACTTCGGGGTGGAGCCGGGTGCGTCCAACTGTTCCATCGGGATGGCCATTCCGAGGCACTACGGGGACTCCATCTTCCGGGACGGCAACACCCTCCTTCGTCCCGGCCTGGAGATCCACGTCTATTTCCGAGGCTACTTTCCCATGAAGGGGCTCACCACCCCCAATTCCCGGCCCGTCGCTGGGATCAACCTCGGAGACATCCCGCAGTACCCGTATTACCCCGTCTTCCACGGCGTGGTGGTGACGGTGACACACGAGTATTCCTCGGGGTTCTACACTGCCAACATGACGTGCAACGGGATGCTGCACTTCTGGGAGCACATGAAGCTCTCGGGGGCGGGAGGGGGCTCGTTCTTTGGCGCCCGTCCCGCCAACAGCGGCATTCAGACGACCCTCACGGGTCACCCGATGACGGGCAAGACCCCGTATGCGATCATCTACTCCCTGTACCGGGACACGGCGGGAGTGGCCGACGGTGTGGGGTTTGCGCTGTCGTCGCGCACGAACCTCAACGCGGTGAACAGCACCACGCGCGACCCGCTGTACGCCCTGACGCTGCGATACTGGGAGCAACGGTTCCGAGGGAAGATCTACGGCCTTCGGATGCACGGGGCGTCGGGGCAGTTGTTCAACTCCTCTCAACAAGCGTACTTGTCTCTGTACGGGAACCGTTCCACGCCCTTCGGGGGGTCCAGGGGGACCGGGAACGTGAGTGCCAGCACGACACACGAGTCCCTGGACATCTTCGCCCAGGACCCCGCGATCCTGTTGGGTCTCCGTGCTCGCACCGCAGGGGGGAGGGTGTCTCGCCAAGCGGATACCGTCCTTCTCGCTGCGGAGAACGAGGGGCGGAACTCCCACGGACTGGACGTATCCCAGCTACAGGCGTTCCCCACGGACATTGGTTCGTATGGGCAAGTGAACCTCTGGGAGAGCACGTACGAGTCCAAAATGGACATCGCAAACGCGGTGACCAACGTGTGTGGGTACGAGTTCTACCAGGACGCCGACGGGGATTTGGTGTTCAAGCCCCCGCTGTACAACCTGGACACGAGTTCATCCCGGGTGTACCGCATCGAGCCCGAAGACATCGTTTCGATCAACTTCTCCGAGAACGAGCCCGCGGCCACCTACTGCATTGTCAAGGGCGGGGCGTTCCAGAACACCCGCGGGCTGGTGGACGAGTCCGAGTGGGGGTGCCGGTCCCAGTACGTCGATTACAAGCTGGTGGCGCAGTACGGGTGGATTGAGACTTCGGTCGAGAGCACCTACTACACCAACGCCCGGAGTGCCTTCTACTTCGCCATCAACCACCTGGACCGGATCAACGCAGGGTCGAACGGTGCGACCGTGACCATCCCGTTGCGCCCGGAGATCCGTCCGGGGTACCCGGTGTACATCCCCCACATCGACTGCTTCTACTACGTCACCCAGGTGTCCCACGCCCTGAATCTCGGCAGTGAGTGTACGACCACGCTGACGCTCACCGCCCGCCGTCGGAAGTTCATGGCGCCCGGGAGCACGGCCAACACCAATGTGGCCTTGGACCAGAACCTTTCGGCCATCAACCTCGCGAACACCGAGAGTCCCATCCGTCCCCTCCAGACGCTGGACAACGCCGGGAACCCCAGGCTGGTGGGGTTCCCCAATGTGGTGATGGCCCTCGATCCGACGCACATCAACCCGATGTTCCAAGCCCTTGGGTTCCAAGCTGTCGAGAACGAGCTCACCCGAGAGAACGGGCGTCGGGACAGCCATGGGAACCCCTCGCATGACCAGAGCTCCGCACGGCAACGGACGTTCGTGGTGCAACTCATCGAGGCGCTCCTGAACCGTGCCACGCTCCTCCCCGTTTCGCAGAACACCGTGTCGGGGTCGCTGCAACCGCCCCCCAGCGGGGACTCACTCACCATCAACTCGGACCAGCGGTACACCGTGGTGGGTCTTCCGGGGACGGGACACACGGGCGTGACGGTGTCTCTGCACGACATCTCCGTGGCGTTGACCAAGTACATCCATGCCCGGAACGTCGTCCGTGACGCCAACCAAGTCCTGTTTCACCGCAAGGTCGAGATCCAGAACGCGATCAACGCCGAACTCGCAGCGGCACAGCGGGCGAATCGGGACCCCGACAACACGGCCCGCGAACAGAGCCTCACGCGGATCCAAGACCAGATTCGGCAACTGAACGCGAACTGGGATGCAGCCCCCCCGGACGCCAACAACGAGCAACTGGTCAACCGCTACAACACCCTCGCGCGGGCCGTGAACGCCGTCCAAGGGGAGGATTCTCACCACCACCGACTCCACCTGGATGAGGCCACGGCGGGGGACTCCAACTCGGATGCCAACAACGTCATCCTCATGTCCTATCTCATGGGGCAGTTCAGGACGGGGGGGAGCAACACCGGGGACACCCGGACCGACCCGTCGGGGATGATCAACGAGTCGGCCAATCTCCTCCAGATGTTGTCTGACCGGAAGGCTTCCTTGTCACTCACCACGCCGGGGCACTACCGCTACTACTCCGCGTCGCACCCCAACCCAGACATGCAGGGGTACCTCCCTGTGGACACCACCGTGGGTGGCGAAGACGAAGTGTCTACCGTCACGACGGGCGGGACCGTCACACCCGATGGGCACGTCACGGGGCGCACCCAGGACGTGACGGCACAGTCCACTCCCATGACAGGGGAGCAGGCCGCAGGCTACATGCGCCGGGCTTGGCAGCAACTGCACAACGGGCAGAACCCTCCCAATGGTGCGTTGGAGGTTCTCCTGGCCCAGTGGGCACTGGAGACCGGCCGCGGCAACCGGATGCTCAACTACAACTTCGGTGGGATCAAGTCCGTCGGTGCGGGGTTCCGCACCCGCTACAGGACCACCGAGGGAGACCGGGTCGCGGGTACGGCGACCCGCCAGACACTGTGGTTCCAGGCGTACGGGAACGCCGATGAGGGGGCACGGCACTTCGTGCGAATGCTCACCCAAGGAATGCACCGCGGGGCCTTCGCGGCCTACATGCAGGAGATCGCCGCAGGGCGTCGGTCCACCGCGGGGCGGACGTATGCCGAGAGGCTGGGATTTGGTCCTGGGGGCAGTGCCACCGACCGTCGTCGGGGGTACTACACGGGCAACATCGAGGACTACGCCCGGAACGTCCAAGGTCTATTGTCCGAAGCCGCGGGTTGGGTGAGGAACGCCCGGACAGACAACGGACCTACCGATGCGGCGTCCAATCCCCGGACACCTCGGACCACTACGTCCAGTGCATCTCGTGCTGCATCCCCGACCACCATCCCGCCTTCGAGCTACAGCACCGTTGTCGTGCGACCTGCGGGGGATGAGAGTGGCATCCCGGAGGAGCGTCGGGGTCACTACGTCGAGATCGTCCCGAACGTCAACCACCCCGAACTGATCCACATCCCGACCAAGGGACTGAAGGTCCGGGTGATGGAGCAAAGTGACCCGAGGGTCGTACCGACGAACCTCATCTACTCCATGACCTTCGAAGCTCGCGGGCAAGTGCGTACCACGCCCGTCCCTGTGCCGACGTTCAACCCCAATCAGCCCCGACAAGTGATCTCGTTCATCAACTCGTGCCTGAATCCCCGCGCCAATGATCCATTCGTGCGGGCACTCAAGCAGACTTTTCAAGACAAGGTAGGCGAGGCAGAGCTCACTCGGGCGAAAACATCCGCGGAACAGGTCCGGGCTCTCATCGCCCTCGCAGTCGAGGGGATTCAGAACCTCCGTACCTCTGAGGGTCCCATTCAAGGGGGGTCTATCCCATCCGCACAACGGCAGCCCGCACAAGGTCAGCGTACAACCCCCGCGCAACGTCAGCGCGCCGACGAGAATCTCAATGCTCTCATGGAAAGGGCCATTGCAGGGACGAGCAATGGTGCCATGTACAACATCGTGAACGGGACCCCGACGGACTTTGATCCTTCGGGAACTGTGAGCACCCGTTCTCGTGACGCCAGCATCGCCGTGCTTGCGGACAAGGCGCGGGCAT